AAATGACAAACAAAAAGACTGCGATCCTGAAAGAGGCGCATAAGAAGTTTGAAGAGATTCTGGCGGTGAAGGGATTGGACTTTGCCTGGGATGGCAAGAAGTACAACACTGTGAACATCCAAACGGCATTTGGGGGCCTGGGGGTGTCGCCCTCGCCCTCCTGAGCATTTAACACCGGGGCCACCTCGTCTGCCTGCTCTGCATCGATCGAGTCAGTCGGCACGATCTCGGACAACAACGCATCAGCATCACGCGATTCAACGTCAACCGCGCCAGCATTCATCACTTGCCGCAACTTTGTCAGTAGCTGAGCGCGCGCATCTTCGCTTGTCTTGATGGTTCGCACTTCGCGCCGTTCGGTAAACGCCGCAACCTCCGTCACCGTCCCCAAAACCTTCGCCGCTTGCACTTTAGTAGTATCTTTTGAATCGGGGTCTGTAATGACTTTTACTAGAGAATGGATTACTAGGGCGCGCAATTGAGCAGGGGATTGATATTCCAATGCAGTCTGGGCAGCTTTGAACGCTTCGATCTCCCGGGCAATTCCATCGTGCTTTTTAAGAACGCTTGCCGCATTACCTACTGTCTTAGGTTTCCCTGTGGCCTTGTATGCCTTGCGGTACGCACCCGCACCGGTCTCACCTTGGGCCACTAAACGAGCAAATGTCTTTTGCTTATGGGTTAACTCACCCGGAACCCCTAGCACTTGGTCTATTGGTACTGTCTCGAGTGCTTCCCTTATAGCTTTACGTGATGGACGATTCATACTGGCTCGCTTCGCTTTGAACACGGCCCCGATAGTACCAGAACAAACCCAGAACTGTCACCTACGCAACAACCTGGGGTTGACAAGCCCCAAAGTACACACCCAAGCCCCTAATCCTGCAAACACAAGTATTCAAAAGCACATAAAAAAACCCCAGGCGGTTAAACCTGGGGCAATTTGCATGGCTACTGCAAAAAGTTGTTGGCGACCGGGATGCCCCCCGGCCTGACACAGTTGGCCATCCTGTTGGGGCGGCTTTGTGCTTAACCAACACGGCTGGGGACTGCTCACATAAAGCAGTGGCGGCTTGAACAACACTTCTAAAGTTACCCCGGCGCTAACCCGGTTCAGCCCCCATGCGTCTTGGACCTGTAAAAAAAGTGGGGCCACTAAGACCCCACAATCCCTCAACAGGAGAAGCAAATGAAACAGAATAAAAATTAGTGGTGCCGCGATAAGTGTTTATGCCTCTTCAAGGCTGGGCAAAGGTGTTGATGGAAGTCTTTATGAAAAAGCATGTCAAGCTCTTGAGATGGATGGTATGCCAATGCCCATGGATGCTTCGCAAAAAAGCTGGGTTAGGTCAAAGCTTGATTACATTTACGAAGAGGTTAAAAAGTCTCATCCTCAAAATTTCAAGAATTTGGTCGTTCCAAATGTTGTCTCTGTCAAGATAACGCAGATTGGTCAAGAGCCGACAAGGAAGCGGTCTCCCTCCTTTGTTGCTACAGATGCGTTTCTTTCCACCTATCAGTGGCGCAAGGTTCGCATGGAAGCCCTGAAGAAGTACGGTCCCAAGTGCATGTGCTGTGGGGCTACGCCAGCCACCGGCGCCGTCATGAATGTAGACCACATTAAACCCCGCAAGCTGTTCCCATCCCTGGCCCTTGATGTCAGCAATCTCCAAGTCTTGTGCCACGAGTGCAATCACGGCAAAGGCAACTGGGATCAGACCGATTGGCGGAAACAAAATTTGTAAAGTTGGTTTTGTTTTGAAAACACAAGTTTTAAGCTGTCACTTAGGTGACATTTTTTTGTTGACGGGTGGTGCACATAAGCGTACATTTCTGCACATGGCAGCGGCAAGACTGTCATTCATCAATCAACCTAAACAGGAGTTAGCAATGAGCGTTAAAGAAGAGTCTGGTGTTATTTCCCCGCCGAAGTTCGGCACGATCCAGTTCATCATTGAGGGCACTGCCCCGCTGGTGGTGGAGCGGTTCAGCAAGAAGGCTGAGCTGATGGCCAAGATGGCCGAGGGTTCGTCGGCAAAGAATAAGAAGGAGCGTACTGCGCGCGACTACGACAAAGAGGCGGAGGAGGCCCGTTACCGTTCGCCCGAGGGCTGGGAGGGGATGAATGCTGCGGCGTTCCGCGCGGCCATGATCAGTGCCTGCCGGTTGGTGGGTTTCAAGATGACGCTGGCTAAGCTGTCCACGTTCATCGAGGCGGACGGGTTTGACAAGAACGACGGAGTGCCGCTGGTTCAGATCTATGGTGACAGCCACACGTACACGGCGCATACCCGTAACGCTACTGGCGTGGTGGATGTGCGTTCACGTCCGATGTATCGCCAGTGGGCGGCCAAGCTGTCGGTGCGGTACGACATGGACCAGTTCAAGATGACGGATGTTCTTAACCTGGTGGCCCGTTGCGGGATGCAGGTTGGGATCGGAGCTGGGCGCCCGGATAGCAAGGCGTCAGCTGGGTGTGGGTTCGGCCTGTTTCAGGTTGTGCCGACGGACCGTGAGAAGGATGTGATCAAGAAGTTCAAGATCAAGTAATCCGCTAGGCAGGCTGGGCTAGGAGCGTAGCGGTTTGGTACGTTGCGGCTCGGCCCGGCACGGCAGGCCGGGATAGGCGCGGCGCGGCTCGTTACGGATTGGCTTGGATTGGCAGGCTAGGAGAGTCCGAGTTAGGCGTGGCATGGCAAGGCAGGCAAGGCGGGGCGTGGCATAGCGAGGCTGGGATGGGCAAGGCAGGCAAGGCACGGAACGGCACGGATCGGAATGGCGGGGTCGGGCAGGCGAGGAGAGGCTTGGCAAGGACGGGTAAGGAGTGAATTGGTACTGCAAGGCAGGCTAGGAGAGTCCGAGTTAGGTGTGTCGTGGTAAGGACTGGCAGGCAAGGAGTGGCCAGGCACAGCTTGGTTAGGCGTGGCATGGCAAGGCAGGCTGGGAGTGGAGAGCCCTGGTAAGGAGCGATCCGGTGGGGCAAGGCAGGCATGGCCAGGGCTGGATAGGATTGGCCCGGCAGGGACTGGCAGGCATGGCTAGTCGGGGACTGGTGCAGCGCGGATTGGCGAGGCAGGCAAGGCCAGGCGGGGCAAAGTGGGGCGTGGATTGGCAGGCTAGGTTCGTTGCGTTCGGGTACGGCATGGAGTCGTGAGGCAAGGCAGGCAATTTTTAACAGGAGAATGAAATGAGTTTGGATATTGAAAAGTCAGTGTTGATGGATATCGCCAAGAAGAACGGCGGCATCCTGCAGGTGGACGCGGTGCTGGACGAGGCGAAGGACGAGAGCAGTCCTTTGCACGGCCACTTTGAGTGGGATGACAGTGTGGCTGCTCAGGCCCACCGCCGTTACCAGGCGCGGGTTCTGATCCAGCGGTGCAAGATCACCATCGTGGAGTCAGAGCCGACCACGATTCGTGCATTCGTTAGCCTTCAGTCAGACAGAGAAGCTGGCGGCGGCTACCGCATGACGACCAAGGTCATGGACGACGCGGCCCTGCGGGAGGAGCTGCTGCACGATATCCGTCTCACCATTGCGCGGTGGAACCAGAAGCTCAACCTGCTGGACTCGGTGACGGCAGACCTGATCTTCAAGCTGGAGGCGTCCGTGCGCGTGGCAGATGCCCCGATGGAGAAGCGTGCGTGAGGCGCGCATTGATCCTGGCGCTGTTGCTAGCCGGCACGGCGCATGCAGAGTTCATTGACGGCAACCAGCTGCTATCCAAGCTGAAAGATTCCAACTATTTCACCCAAGGGTATGCCATGGGATACATAGTTGGGATTGCAGACATGGGGATGGGGATAATTCATTGCGCCCCGCCCAACGTCACGGTCGGTCAGTTAAACGACATGGTCAAGAACTATTTAGAAAACACTCCGGCGGAAAGGCATATGACGGGTGATGCTATTGTGAACAAAATACTCAAGGCAATGTGGCCATGTTCAAAGAGGGGATCGGCGCTATGAAGACGGATGAAGACGAGGCATTTGAGGCTATTGAGAAGGCGCAGGGCTGGCGCAAGCGGCAGATAGCCAATGCAATGGACGATGACATCATGTGTTACCGCAACGACGTGTTGGAAGAAGTGGCCCGCGCATTGGAGGCGTTCCACATTCCGTTCGGGCAGGACACCATCAACAGCTTTGCTACGTTTATTCGGGACATGAAGCGATGAAGCGAGAGCTGTTGATTGGGTGTGGTTCAAAATGGGACAAGCGCATGACCTGCGACGGCACCCGGGACTGGAGTAATCTATCCACGCTGGACAACAACAAGGACCATAACCCGAACTACGTCATTGACCTGAGCGTTCTGCCGTATCCTTTGGCAGACAATCTGTTCGATGAGATTCATGCCTATGAAGTTCTCGAGCACACGGGCGCGCAGGGGGATTACAAGTTCTTCTTCCGCCAGTTCGAGGAGTTCTGGAGGATTCTGAAGCCGGGTGGTCACCTGCTGGCAACGTGTCCAAGCAGGCATTCTGTCTGGGCCTGGGGGGACCCATCCCATACCCGGATCGTGCAGGCAGAGCAACTGATCTTCCTATCTCAAAAGATATACGAGGAGCAGGTTGGGAAGACGCCCATGTCGGACTTCAGGTACATGTACAAAGCAGACTTTGAGATCATCTATGCGTCGGACAACAAAGAAACGGTCGAGTTCATCATCAAGGCAATCAAATGAAAGACATATCACAGTGGACGGTGAGGCCCAAGGCGGAGCCCAAGAAGCCAACCAAGAAGGAGATACGGGAAAAGGCGGAGACGGAGTATCGTTACTGGCTGGCAATGCTGCAGGCCCAAGAGGTTCTGTGGAAATCCAAGTGGAACTCGGCCAAGAACCCGTTCATATCGTGGCAGGAGTACAAGGAGGACCGACCGATCCGGGCGAAGATCCTCGGCCCGTACCTGAAAGCCAAGGAAGCCTACCTATCAACCCGAGAGCGTTCATGAATACAGA